CAGGCTTTAACTTCTGTTGCATTAACTGCTGCTAACATCGTAGAAAAATTATCTGACGTTGTTGAGGCTATTCCTGCTGCATTATACGGAAAAGAAGATTTATTCTTATACATTTCATCTAAAGCTGCAAAACTTTATGTTCAAGCATTAGGAGGTTTTGGAGCACAGGGGCTTGGGGCAAATGGTGTTCAAGGAATGGGGACACAATGGTGGAACAATGGGTCTTTAACTGTAAACGGAGTTAAGATATTTGTTTGCCCGGGATTATCTGATGACAAAATGTATGCTGCACAGAAAAGCAACCTATACTTTGGCACCGGATTACTAAACTCAACTCAAGAAGTGAAGGTTTTAGATATGGCAGATTTGGATGCTTCAAACAATGTTAGAATGGTAATGAGATTTACAAGTGGTGTCCAATTTGGAATTGCTTCTGACATCGTATCATACGCATAATTAATTAATAATCATAAAAATGGGGTAGGTAGGATTCTACTTACCCTTTTTTTTTAAAATCATAAAAATCAATGGCTTGTCTATTAACAACAGGTAGAAAACTACCTTGTAAAAGTGCCTTTGGAGGCATAAAGAAAGTATTATTTGCAGACTATGGAACGATTGCTACTGTTACAGTAGATGGCACAACAAAAGAAGCAACATTTACAGACGCTTCAACTCCACCTGTATGGTTTGAATTTGATGTAAAAGGTAATTCATCTCTAGAAACAACTGTAACAAGTTCTAGAGAAAATGGAACTACTTTTTATACTCAAACTTTAAACCTAACATTAACATATTTGGATGCTAAAACACAAGCAGAATTGCAAACTTTAGCAGTATCACGTCCGTATATTGTAGTTGAAGACTATTATTCAAACAGATTCCTTTGTGGATTTGAAAATGGAATGGAAGCAACAGGAGGGACTGTTGTCACAGGAGCAGCAGCAGGAGACCTTTCAGGTTTCACTTTAACATTTGAAGGAATGGAAGAAACTGCACCTTATTTCTTAGCAGCAGCACAAGCAGTAACAGCATCAGCATTACAGATTGACCCAACTGCATAGTATTTATTTAGTTAAAATTAAGGCATCCTTTTTAGGGTGCTTTTTTTTTGCTTAATTGATTTTACAAATTAGGTGTTTTTTTTCGTTATATAAACAATGATTATACTAACAACATCGGCAACTGCTCAATCACTTTCAATTATACCTAGAAGTTATGTATCTACTTTTACGTTATCAATTAGGGATGATAGCACTAATGTGGTAAAAACTTATAGTATTACTAATGCAGTAACATCAGGTAATTACTTAAATTTTAATAATATATTTGACCCTATATTAGTAGAGAATCATTTTTATGATTTAAGGCTTATTGTTGGAGGTGAAACAATTTATAGAGATAGAATTTTTTGTACAGACCAAACTATAGACCAATCAAACAATGATTATTACGATTTAAACGAAGGTAAATTTACTACCTACAATGGATTTGATAATACATACACAGTAAGATGAAAAAACAAATGAGAAATAGTAATGGGCAATTCAAGAAAGATTCAAAGGTTTCTGAATTTGGATTTGTCAATTTAAGTACATACACAAGTCCTGAAGTTAAGGAAGTAAATGGAGCAGATTGGATTGAATATGGTGCAGACAATAACTACTTTCAATATCTTATTGACAGATATAATGGTTCTCCAACAAATAATGCTGCTATCAATGGAATTAGTCAGGCTATTTATGGTAAGGGTTTAAATGCTACCAATTCAAATAGTAAGCCGAATGAATATGCACAAATGGTTTCTTTGTTTAAAAAAGATGTAGTAAGGAAATTGTGTTATGATCTAAAATTAATGGGTCAATGTGCTATGCAAGTTATTTATTCCAAGGATAGAAAGACTATTGCACAGATTGAGCATATGCCTATTGAAACTTTAAGGGCAGAAAAGTGTGATGATGATGGAGAAATACCTGCTTATTATTATTATAAAGATTGGGCAAACATAAAAAAATCAGATATTCCATTAAGGATTCCTGCTTTTGGAATGTCAAATGAAAATATAGAAATATATTACATAAAGCCTTATAAATCAGGCTTCTACTACTATTCACCTGTAGATTACCAAGGTGGATTGCAATATGCAGAATTGGAAGAAGAAGTTTCAAACTATCACTTGAATAATATACTTAATGGTCTAGCACCTAGTATGTTAATCAATTTTAACAATGGTACACCTAACCAACAAGAACGACAATTAATAGAAACTAAGATAGCACAGAAATTTAGTGGGACTAGTAATGCAGGGAAATTCATTTTAGCATTTAATGACAATAAAGAAAGCCAAGCAGAAATAACACCTGTTCAGTTAAGTGATGCACATAATCAATATCAATTTTTGTCAGATGAGGCAGAGTCTAAGATACAGGTTGCACATAGGGTTGTATCACCTTTTTTACTAGGTATTAGAACAAGTTCAGGTTTTTCTAGTAATGCTGATGAAATAAAAACTGCTTCCTTATTAATGGACAATACTGTTATAAGACCATTTCAGGAACTTTTAATAGATTCTTTTGATAATATACTATCTTACAATGATATTAGCTTAAACCTATACTTTACGACCTTACAGCCTTTAGAATTTACTGAGGTAGATAGTGAAATTCAAGACAAAGAAACTATTGAAGAAGAAACAGGTGTTGAAATGCAGAAGTTTAATCTTAAAATGATAGATGGAAAAGAAGCATTTGAAACTAAAGAAGAAGCAGAAAAGGTAGCTGAAGAAATGGGTTGTGGAGGTTCACACGAACACGAAGTTGAAGGGGTTGTTTATTTTATGCCTTGCGTAAGCCACGAAGAACTTAAAGCACCTTGTTGGGATGGATATGAGCAAAGGGGTATGAAAACTAAGAATGGCAAAAAAGTACCTAATTGTGTTAAGCTAGAAGAAGTTACTTTAGAATCATTTGGTGAAGATGAAGATTTAACTGAATGGGAATTAATTGATGAAAGGAAAGTTGATTATGAAGCAGAAGAAGCACTAGATTATCAGATAGACCAATTAAATACAAAGGGTAAAAGTTTACTATCTAAGTTATGGGAATTTGTAACTACAGGAACAGCAAGACCTAATGCTAAATCTAAACAAGATGAAGTTGTAGATGGAACACAGTTTAAAGTTCGTTATCAATATGCACCTTTAAAAGCAAGTTTACAGCCTGATAACAGCAGAGATTTTTGTCAGAAAATGGTAAAAGCTAAAAAGATATATCGAAAAGAAGATATTGAAATGATGGATAGTGTGAAACTAAATTATGGATGGGCACCTAAAGGTAAGCAAAAACAAGGCTATTCCATTTGGTTTTACAAAGGCGGAGGTGCGTGTCACCATTTTTGGATGAGAAAGACCTATATGAAGAAAGGAAAAGGAAGCATAGATATTAAAAGTCCACTTGCCCCATCTATAAGTGTAAACAAAGCAATAAAGGAAGGTTTTAAACCTGAAAAAAATAGTCCATTAGTTGCAAAGCGACCAATTGATATGCCTAACGAGGGATTTTTACCAACTAATAAAAGAAGATAAATGGCAACAGTATTATTTATAAACAGAACAGATTTAGTTCGTAATTCTATAATGGATGGTAATATCTCTACTGACAAGTTTATTCAGTTTGTGAAGCTGTCACAAGAAATTGACGTTCAGCAGATTATGGGAACAGATTTATACAATGGTTTATCTGTAGCAATGCCAAATATTGATGATGTAGGAAATGCAAGATGGAAAACAATTTTAGATGACTATATTGTACCAATGTTAATTTGGTATTCACAGTCAAACTACTATCCATTCGCAGCATATCAGGTTAAGCAAGGAGGTGTTTTCAAACATACATCAGAAAATTCTGTTTCAGTAGATAAAAATGAAGTTGATTTCTTGGTAGAAAAGGCTAGAACGAATGCAGAATGGTATTCTAGAAGGTTCATTGATTTTATGAGTTTTAATCAAACTACATATCCTGAATATACTAGCAATACAAACGATGATATTTATCCAAGTTATGAAGCAACTTTTAATGGTTGGGTTTTATGATATACAAACCAAAAGAAAAGAATATTAAAAAGCTAAAGGTTTTTTTAAAAAAGAAAAGTAAGAAAAAAATTGTAAAATAAAATGGCAAACGAAATTTATAATACTAGTGCGTGGGGAAGTCCTATGGAAATTGGGTGGGGAAGTATTTATTATCGATTTGCTTTTCCTAGTGCTATACCTGCATTATTAGTTACTTTACAAGGCAGGGCATCATACTACGAAAATGTTACTTGCACAACTGCAACATTAACCGAGTTAGAAAACATAGAATAGTATGGCAGATAATTTATTAGATAAAGCGTCAATATTACTTACACCAACTGCATACGACAACGGAAGTATGTTAAGCATTAAGCCAACTGATGGAGATGGGGATTTTACTTTTTCAAGAAATGGAAATGCAAGTAGAGTAAATTCAAGTGGTATTATCGTTACTGAAGGCGCAAATTTACCGAGAATAAATTATGAGAATGGCTGCGGGAGTTGGCTTTTAGAAGATGAGTCAACGAACTTAATACCTTATTCAGAGGATTTTAGTCAATGGACTTTGGGCGGTGACACAACTATTGAAAGTGGTTATTTAGCACCCGATGGAACTAACAACGCTTATAAAATTAGTGGAACGAACAGTAATATTAAATTAAGTGGAAATGGTGTATTAGGTACATCTCAACGCACAATATTTGCGAGAACTGTTAATGGTACTGGTACGGCTAAATTATTAACACACAGAAATAACACAAACAATCTATTTTCTATTACAGAGCAATGGCAAAGATTAGAAGTTAATAGCACTACCGTATCGACATCTGATTCTGTCTTTTTTGGTATTGATTTTAGAGGTGGTAGCTTATCTCAAATAATACTTTGGGGAGCAAATGCTACAAATGACCAAAACTACGCAACAAGCTACATCCCCACATCGGGAGCATCCTCCACAAGGCTTCGTGATTTAGCAACTGGTTCGGGTAACTCTACTTTGATAAACTCTACAGAAGGTGTATTGTATGCAGAGATAGCAGCTTTGGCAAATAGTGTACCTACACAGAGACTTGCACTATCTAGTGGAAATAATACGAATAGGATTTACTTACAATTTAGCACTACTTTAAATAGAATTTTTGTGTCTGTAGTTTCTTCAAGTTCAATTGTTGTTGAAATAGGTCATACTTTATCTAATATAACTAATTTTAATAAAATAGCAGTAAAATACAAACAAGATGATTTTGCTTTATGGATTAATGGTGTAGAAGTTGCAACAGATACTAGTGGTGCTACTCCATTAGGTTTAAGTGAGTTAGCTTTTGACGATGGTAATGGTTCTTTGCCTTTCTACGGCAAAACAAAAGCACTAGCAGTATTTCCATATTTAACAGATGCAGAATTACAATCTTTAACAACAATATAATGAATATTAACAAATTAGTATTTGATACAGAGGCACAAGGGAATCAAGTCTTAATCGATAAAGGTGTATGGCAACAAGTAACAGAAGAAGGAGTTACATCAATGCAGTATATCAACGGAACAAAGGCAGTTGTTTACATTGGTAAAGTGGTAAAGACTCCAGCAACCTATGATAAAGATGGACACGAGATAACACCTCCAATTTACTACGATGGTGTGGCGTATGATATAATGACTACCGATGTTGTGGATATAGACAAATATAAAGTATTTCCAA